AAAGACTTCCAAACTGGCATTAAAGACTTCCAAACTGGCATTAAAGACTTCCAAACTGGCATTAAAGACTTCCAAACTGGCATTAAAGACTTCCAAATATTTCGAAAGATTTCTATTCCCCATAAAAATATTTCTTGAACAATTATTTTATTTCTTATTTTTTATTTCCAGCAAATCCTATTATTTTTTCTCCCCCCCCCCTCCTTTTCGAGATGGCATTAAATACTGCATAAAATGCACTATAGATTATGCACTGATATACAGCAAAACTATAAGAATATACTTACTAAAATTATTACGAGTCAGTAAGGAGGTGGCATTAAAGACTGCATAAAATAAGGCGAAATTTGTAAGCTGATATACTGCTAATAAATTAGGATTGAGTATCAAACGTTATTCCGGGACAGTAAGGGGATGGCATTAAAGACTTCCAAACCGGCATTAAAGACTTCCAATCCGGCATTAAAGACTTCCAAACTGATATTAAAAACTCATATAAAGGCAATAAACTCTTACATTTAGGCATTCGCTCCTTCGCAATATCTGTAACTAAAATATAGATATGGATCATAAATGCAATTCATGTCATATTTCTTTTAAATCAAATAAATGTTTACAACAACATTTCAAATGTAAACGACATAACGACCGAATAAACCGAGCAGTTCCTACGTTTGCGTGTGAATGTTGCGGGAAGAAATANTTTCATCGGCAAAGCTTACGTAAACATAGTGATTCATGTTTGGTGGTGCCAATGCAAACGGCCGTACCTTCTATGCAGGAAATTATCGAACTAAAAATGGATGAGATGAAACATGCGTTTGATATAGAGCGACAAGAAATGAAAAAAGAGTTTGAAGAAACGATGAAAGAACAGATCAATAAAATTCTGGAAAAACATGCAGGAGGAACCACAACCAACAACACCAATAATATTGAAACCCAAAATGTGAACATCATCAACATAAACGCATTTGGCAACGAAAATACCGACTATATAGACGACAAAGCGATTCTGGCGTGTATAGGCCGTGTATATAAATCCATTCCGTCTTTATTGGAAAAAATCCATTTCGACCCAAAACATCCGGAAAATCATAATATCAAAATCACAAACAAAAAACTACCGTATGCTTCGGTTATGGGAAATAACAAGAAATGGAAAACGGTGGATCGCAAAGACGCCATCGAGGCAATGGTACTCAATGGGTACAATATGTTGGACGAAAAATACCCCGAAAACAAAGAAAAATTCCCGGCCAATAAACAACAGAACTTTGAAGGATTTCAAACCAAATTTGAAGCGGAAGACAAAGAACTCCTGAAACAAATCAAAACCGAAGTGGACATGATGGTTCTGAATGGGGTTTGAAATTTCTACAAGAGTTTTTGGGAAATGTGTGTGTAATTAAAATCTCAATATATTCAAATGTTAAAGTGGAGTAATATAATCATTCAAATTATATTAGGTTTTTTTATTGCAGATTTACTTACTGGAATGACTCATTGGTTTGAAGATTCATATTTAGGATATTGCACTGACGTTCCTATTCTTGGCGATATAGCAAAAGATAACGAATTGCATCATTACTTCCCACGAAGTATTCTTGCGTATTCATACGTAGAACTCATGACGTTTTCTTTTCCAATGACTTTAATGGTGATAGGTTTATTATTTGTCTTGAATAGAAAGGCGTTCAATTCTTATTATGTATGTATTTTCTCATACGCTTTTTTTTCTTCAATCGCAAATATACTTCATATGTTTTCGCATATGAGGGATTGTGAAACAAGCAACGTATTTAAACATGTCCAAAGACTTGGAGTATTATGTTCGCATAGCCACCATTCGACGCACCATACAACAAATAAAAACGAAAAATATTGTATCATTTCTGAGTACAGTAATTATGCACTCGACAATATGAAATTTTGGAGGTTATTGGAATATATAATATACACATTAACCCATATAGAACCAGAGAGAAAATCACCATATAAATCATACAAATCGATTCATAATCATATGCACGAAAACGCGAAATTGTCTTGTCCAGACAAACCAACACGAAATGACGTTGAAGAACTGATTATAAAATTAAAAAAGTACAAAAAATGTGGCAAATAGACTGTTTGGCTCAAATAATTGATGATGACATTCGCGTCACAACAATACATGCGTTTGAAATATATTAAAAATATAATGATTACAGATAACAGAACAGTAATCATGATAAAAGAATGTTATATGAACGACTATTTCGACCGAGCAAACACGCGCGAAAATATAATAAATATCCTTACTCATTTTGAATCGGACAAGACTACGAAAAAAGGCATATATATATTTGGCACACCAGGNTGTGGAAAATCCGTGTTTGTGAAGGAAATACTGACTTTTTTAGAATACGACACGATAGTATATGATGCAGGAGATGTGCGCAACAAATTACTGTTTACAAACATTGACAGCAATCATATTTCGAATTGTAATGTATTGGATCTGATGCGACGGAAAAAAAGGAAAATCGCGATATTAATGGATGAAATTGACGGGATGAACAATGGCGACAAAGGCGGAATCGATGCGCTGATAAAACTGATACGTCAAAAAAAAACAAAAAAACAAAAATGCGAGAACACGACTCTCAATCCGATTATATGTATTGGAAATCACGGCAACGACAAGAAGATACGCGAACTTATGAAAGCGTCACATGTCTTTGAACTGAAAACTCCGTCTCATGCCCAAATCTCTCTTTTTCTGGAGAAAAACTTAGCACCGTACAACACGTTCGACCAAGAATTTAAATCGGACATGTTGCATTATATTCAAGGGGACTTCAGGAAATTGTTTTTCATTCTCAAAATATGGAAACACAAGCCAGAAATTATCGACAAACATATTCTGAAAAACATTTTCCACGTGAAAATGTTCAACGAAGACGCGAAAACGAATGTATGGAATTTACTGAAAAAGCCGATTCCACTCACTGACCATAATGTGTTTATGAATGAGACGGATCGAACCACCGTATCTCTATTATGGCACGAAAATGTGGCGGAAAAAATGAAAGGACCTTTGGAAAAAACGTTTCCGTTCTATAGAATGTTGCTGAGTAATATTTGTTTTGCAGATTACATTGGGCGAATCACCTTCCAAAGCCAGATTTGGCAGTTCAACGAAATGACGTCGCTCATAAAAACCTTCTATAATAATCGTCTATTGCACGATGCGTTTCCCGTAAATGATCCGACATTTACGATTGATAAAGTAGAATTCACCAAAGTCTTGACGAAATATTCGACGGAATACAATAATCAAATATTCCTTCAGAGTTTGTGCCAGAGAATGAATATGGACAAAAAAGACGTACTTCATTTCTTCCAGGAACTGAGAATTCATTATGGGGAATATTTCTATTTGAATTCGGAAAAGTTAAAGCATCTGGAACTTCATTTCCAAAAAGACGAGATTGATATTTTAGACATTAAACGAATCTATCGATTCTTGGATAAAAATATCAAAAAGGAAGACAATCTCATCGTGTTTGATGAAAGTACCAGCGACTCTGAGTAAGATTTTCTTTAACAGAATGGAATGGGCACATGGACTTCAGGTATTACTTTCGACATTATTATCGGCCGTTTCTCTTCTATCGGCCGTTTCTCTTCTATCGGCCGTTTCTCTTCTATCGGCCGTTTCTCTTCTATCGGCCGTTTCTCTTCTACCAGTTTAATATTTTGCCGTTTTATCTTTATAATTTCCTCTTGAATACACTTTATTTCCGCCGATTTCTCCGACAGTTCTTCTCGTAATTTGGACAGCAATCCTTCTAAGATTTGGATTCGTCTTCCACGTTTATCGAGTTCTTCATATACTGGGTTCTTTAGGAGTTCCTGCAACTTCATTCCTCTGTCGTCCAATTCACGTTTCTGACCTTCTAATAATTCCACAATCTCTTTGTTATTCAATGCTTTAGGCTGTTCTCCTGGACGTTGAATCACAATCTGACCTTGTCCTTCGTCCATCATTTGTTGTCGCATTTTCTCTCTNTCCACTTCCAATTCTTTCGTTTGTTTCAATACATCCGGTTTCATAATTGGATCGCCCGGCATATATTTCTCCAACTCCTTNTCAATATCCACCAGGAAATACTGTTCGATATTTTTCTCATAATCGAATTTAATGAAATCNTTGACTTTTTTGGAGGATTCGCGAAACAAATCGTTCGGATTATCGAGGAGTTTCTTTTTGTCAAAAGTATTTTGGACATGGGAAAATACCAGTATGGTTTTGAGCGAGTCCAATTGAACAAAGGGAATGGAATAATTTTTCAGAAATTCTCGCTCTTCTGCGAGACACGATTTTTCGTTATATTTCGTCTGGTTCAGTAATTCTCGTTTAAAGGCAAAAGTTCCTGCCGTCGCGTGAGTCGGGCCATATGGACCGCCCTGATACATTTTCATAATATGCTTGAAGAATACATATATTTCGCTTGAGCCTGCACATAAAGCTTTGGGATCACCTTGTAATCTTTCCACGGCATGAGCAACTCTTTCGGGAGGGTAATAATCGTCGTCGTCCATATACACCAGGATAGAACCCTTGGTTTTTTCATGGGTAAGATTTCTTTTCGCACCAAGCGTCATTTTCTTGTCGATTTTGAAATATTTAATTTGGGGGATGTTTGAGGCGAGAACAAGATCTTCGATTTTATCGGTCCCGTCATCGACGATGATCCATTCCATTTTGTCTTTCGGATACGTTTGGTTTCTAAAACACTCAAACATGATGGGAATAAAAGGACGGCGATTAAACGTGGGCGTGCAAATACTCACGAAAGGAAGAATCTTGGTTTTTACAATGGTGTTTTTCTTCGGTGCCATACTTCTAATAATAAAAACAATAGATGTATGTTGTTTATATGATTTTGAGAGAGATATAACCTAACAAGAAGGCAATGTGTAGAATCGTTAGTTACTAGCTCCTCCATAATCAATCAGGACCACCCATATTTAAACCAGCCAAAGCAGCAGTAGGATCTAAACCAGCGAAAGCAGCAGTAGGATCTAAACCAGCCAAAGCAGCAGTAGGATCTAAACCAGCCAAAGCAGCAGGATCAACAATAGGATTTTTTGTTGGGAAGATATCAGACGCAGAAATGGAGTTATTCGGATCTATGTTCGCTGTATCATTCTTGGCATCTACAGGAGTTCCTATAACTACCTCCTTATCAAAATACAAATGAGTGGAATACACGACGGCCATTGTGGCAGTCACATATGCGTTTATTATAGTGACGGCTGTCCTTAAAGCAAACAATTTCATCTCTACTGCAGTCTGAATCGTTTTAAAAAAGAAAAATATCATCATGACAAAGAAAAACCAATATTTATATCCGAAAAGATATGCATAGTAATCTAACCCGCCCCAGAATTCATTTATTTTGGATGAAACACTTTTTTCACAATCTTCCTCAACTTTTATAAAAAAACACTCCTTATTTACAACAAATAATCTTATGATCGCATCAAGAACATCAAACGGTTTACCAAAAAACGCATATGCTATATAGATCACACCAACAAGCTGGCATAAAGGGGCAAATAAAAAAGATACGGCCAAATGAATAAGAAGAACAAATATATATAAGAAATTTGAACGAAACATCATTTCAAGCTCAGAAGGAATTGTTCCCTTAATTGACTTAGACGCCGCTTCAACCTCTTTCTGTAACGCGACAAATGGCATGGATAAAAGATGACCAAACCAGGCTAAAACGATCATCACATAAGTAAATGCGGATGCTTTGAATTCAAACACCTGCAAAAACATCTTACACAGTCGATCAAGAAAAAAATGTGTAATGCCGTAACATACTATGAAAATAACAATAAATTTCAACGTCGGTAACCCATCAAATGGAATTAACATGTTCTTAAGAATATGATATAACAAAAAGTGCACCATTGTTGGAAGGAACGTAAGATATAAAAACAAAACATGAACAATAAGATATTCATCTATTCCAGTTACCGTCACATATCCAATAAATTTCTGCACATTAGGCAATTGATACTCTTCAACATCGGACAGTCGAGCGAATATCATATGTGAAAAATAGATGGCCAGAATCGTATATCCAAATTCATACGCGGTTCTCTTCATTAATGCCGCATCATGTGCTTTTTGTTTGCGAAAAGATTCCCCGCTGATATTATTCTTTTCCGTCGTTTTTGGTACTGCTGCAACGATATCATCCACGATAAGTCCTACTAATATAGGATATATGTAAAAAATGACTTTGAATATCTTCCCCCATCCTTCCGCTTTCGGTTTAATCCCTTCAAACTTAATCTTCATATCTTTCGGTTTCAGTTCGGTCACAAATCTAAATGCGTCTTTCCATTTCTGTGCTCGGGTTCGATGAGATTGTTTTATGTCATCCCCTATAGTATTCAACGTACTTTTTTCCTCGGTCAAGTCCGTAAAACCCTCGGTCAAGTCCTTAAAACCCTCGGTCTCGGATTTTTCTTGTACCGTATCGATTGTCTCCATGTTTCCAAAATTGTTTTTCACCTTTTTTCTCTTCAACATGGCATCGATTTTATTTTGCAATGCCGTTGTTTCTGAAATCATCTATTATCTATCTTTATAATTTGGTATATATTTATTTAGCGATTCGAGCAAATGTCTAAACATCTCTTTATCGAGCATACATCATTCCACAGTTTCCGCCGATGACCGATAATATATTGTATCTCTCTTCAAACACGACCAAGTTATATGTATATTCGTACAGTCTCCAATTCGATTTATTGACGGCGACTGGTTCATTGGCCTCATTGCACATAATTTGATAATTTGAATTTACCATATCTATAACGGGAGTGTGCGTAATGAACTCGAGTTCGATGTTCTTAAATTTTCCTAAATTGATTGCCCCAGAAGGTTGATAGGTTCGTGGATTTGTATCGAGGCAAAACTGGTAACAATACAGACCGTCTTTGGCAAATCCGTTCGTTCGTGCGTATTTCTCAATGTATTCAAATACCCCTCGCGGCAATGTATTCTCGCGGTACTTGCCATCNAATAAAATCCCCATAGATTCCATGATTTCNTTTTGATTTTCCACNTTATAATTTCCGCTGATGTAAAACCCGGTATTGTAGGCGATTTTAGAGCCGTTCTCTCTCGGATGAAGTAGAAGAGATGGTGGTGGGACTTGAATATCTCCTGGCATATTTTTATACGGCCAATTCGTATGATTCGCCCATTCGTTTCGCATATTCACATCGTTCCGTTGAAAATACCACATCCAATTGGAAACCATTCCGGTCGTGTCTAATTTCACTTTTTTGGCGCCGTAAATGTTTTCAAACTTGTGCGTATGGACTTCTTTCACCAAATAAACGAGATCCTCTTGCGCGAATTTTTGGGTTTCTTCCTTTGACAAAAACGCATAGGTACTGAGAAGATGGACATCCGCGTTCCATATATTGATTCGATTTGAGTATGCTTCTTCGTCTGGTTTTCCGTAATCCGGACTGGTCTCATCGTCATTTATNATAATATTCTGTTTTANAGGACCTTGTANAAAACGATACATTTGGAATCGGTCTAAGTTGAAGTCGGGTTTCACATACGGATAAAAATACGAATCAGGATCCACATCCAGCACATCACGGACTTGAAACATTTCCTGTATAGGTCGTAAAGTAACACTGATTTCCAATTCGTTGTACTGTAGAGATACCAAGGGAAATGCACATCGACTTTCTAAAGTAAACCATGCGTTCAACGGAACATAAATATTTCGTCCTCTGATTGACGGTTCAATTCCACCTGCTCCGGGTGGGTTCGAGTCGTCATAAAAAGCGTTCGGGTATGTGTTTGTACGTAGATGAGCGAGTGCGGGATTATTTAGTTCGGGGACATTTCCCGACATTCTTTTGAAATTCGTCTTTTTTTCTTCTGTAAAGTCACGTTCCACCATCGCGCTGATATAATCTCCGCTATACCTCGCCAACACAAACGACCCACATCGAATTTCCACTTCTTTGATGATCTGAGCCCCTAAATCTTCAATCCATCGAAATTCATAGGGAACCCACTTATTATCGTTATGTTTCCCTTCGTTTGTTACCTCATCGGCTTCCATGAGTTTTCGAATAGGTGGGTATATAGGACTCCAAATATCCGGGAGTGTCAGAACTACGTAGGTGTCCATGAGAAGTTCCGCGTATCGAGGGATTTTAAAAGTGAATATGGAAGGATCGGTTAATCGCAAATCGCGCGTTCCATTATAATCGATGCGAAATTTCTGCAGCCCGAAGTTCGTGTATTTACAATACGTCGCCCGGAAAAATGTTTTTATTGGATCCCCGGTTAGAAATATATTTGCATTGCCGAGAGCAATTAAATTTAACAAACCACCGGCCATGTTTGTTTTATAAAATAGATTTCTATTATATAGTTTAGAGGAAAGATATAATGGAATTACCTAACTTTAAGAAGATATTGTTATTAATCGCAATCAGTATCAGTTTTTATATTATTTATAAATTGGTCCAGCGTCGGCAAACATTATCTGAATTGAAAGCAAATGACGATTTGACAGTTGAAGGCTTTGCCATGCCTACGATAAAAAACACTGGGAATCTTCGGCATAAACTGAAAGAATATCAGATTTTTAGTTCATGGAATAGCTGTGCGCAAAGTAATAATAATGTAAGTATAGGTCAATTAGAAACGGTTTTACTAAATGGTTGTCGCTTTTTAGACTTTGAAGTGTATTTCATCGAGGGAAAAGCAGTCGTGGGATTCTCGAAAGGAAAATACCAAAGCCATGAATCTATCCAGCAAATCGATTCGGATGACGTGATTCCGATTTTCGACGTATGTAGAAAGATCGTTTCAGGAAAATGTCCGAACCCGAACGACCCTTTATTCATACATTTCCGTATTAAATCGAATAATGCGACTGTTTTCGAGAAAATGGTGGAAGCGTTTATTTCGTCTGGGATACAAGACAAACTGCCTAAAACCAAAGTGACCAAGGATACCATTCTATCAGAATTGCAAAATAAAATCATTGTGGTGGTGGATAAAACGTATGTCCCGTCAATCCCCAATGAGAAATTCGCGGATATGGTCCAAATGTACAGTGGAACATCTGATCTGACCAGTTTTAAGATACAGCAAAAACTGGTGCAGAATGCTCGCCCTCTTGCCTTGACAAACGACAATGAAACCAACACAGACTCGCTGGTGATGGTCACCCATGAAGTAGGTATAGATTTTGAATATAGGAATGTAGAGAGATCGTTTGAGAAGTTGATCATTGACCATAGCGTACAAATTATTCCACACAAGTTTTATTCAGATGACGGAGAATTAACCGACTATAAAAACTTCTTCTCTGATAATGGCCACACTGCCTTCACGACGATGGCAGTGGCACACAGTGCATTGGTCCATAAATAGAGATATCATCATCAACCTCGTTTTTTCTTGGTTTTATTTTTTTTGGAGGGAGGTTTGTTGTAGGATATGCGGTGAAACAAATCTTCAAATTTCGAATCGTTTATCGACGGAACGTTTTCGACCATTTCCTCTCGTTTTTCATCTTCGACCAGAAATTCAATCTGATCCGGCATCACTAATCCGAAAGGGACACACAAATCCGGACTGAGCCCAGGAAATCGTATATGACTACCTCCACTATATGTACCCATAATACCACCAATAGAACTCATGGACATGTATATTATATAGAATACTTGTCTATATTAATCTTTTTCTTTATTCGCCAAAACGATTTCTTGGCGCATTTTTGTCTCACGATGGTCTTTTAAATATTTGATGACGTAATCTATCTGCGCTTTATCTGGAATAATCTGGGAAAGTGTTTTTTCTAAATAGGTATAAGATAGCGAGGAGTAATGTTTTTTTTCAGCCATGGTCAAGATACATTTATTACCGACGTCGATTGTTTTCCACTTTCGCTCGACCATGGTAGCCATAATATCTTCTTCGGTCTTCTGTTTTTGTTGCCGGAGATCTCTCAATTGATCTTGCAAGGTATGAATCTCTTTGTCTACTTGCAATAGGGTTTTNACATGCTGCGCGAAAGTAGTGGTGGGTTGCAATGCCATGTACAAATGAATGTATATATTAGATAGGGGATATATTAAAGATTTTTGCCTGTGCATTATTCACTCTCAGCAGCATGACTAAAATGGATAGAATGAGAAACACGAGAAAAATGTGATAAAAACAAATCAACCATACATAAAAGTATAGTTCGTGGTATAAGATTTGACCCATAGGATGTATGATGGATTCTTTTACATTTCGTTTTGCCTCGTCTGTTTGGAAGTAGTCCAAACAATTCGACCAAACTGTTTTCATGAGTTTTTTCGACTGTATTACTTATTCACAGGAAATAAATAGTCTCTAAATGAACGCGCGTCTATTTCTCGATGAATGGCGTTCCAATTCCTTTTCCGTTTTCTGGTAATAATACAAAATGGAGCAGATTTTAGAACCGAATGCTTCATTTGACTTCTCTCAGATCAGTTGTATATCCCCAACTTCACTTAGCGGAGGTAATTATTTTATACGCACCTTGACCAAGAAACAAGAGCCGTTGTACATCCAGTCTCCGAAATGTTTGACAAAACAAGGGATCGTGAAATCGGGGAAAAAAATGTACTGCGACCTTCTTCTAAAACACGAAGATGAGTCTTTCCTGGAATTCTTGGAATCTTTAGAAAGTTTTTGCCATAAACAGATTTTCGAACACCGCGACAAATGGTTCGATGCGGAATTGACCATCACCGATATCGAAAATTGTTTCGTGTGTCCTACTAAATCTTACAAGTCAGGAAAAATGCATATACTGCGCACGAATGTACCGATTCGTTTAGGGAAATGTGATCTGCGCGTATTTAATGAATTGGAACAAGATGTACCCATAGAATCCGTGACCGACACGACAAACGTAGTGACCATATTAGAAATTCAAGGGATTCGTTGTCTCGCTCGGAATTTCCAGATAGATTTAGAAATAAAACAGATGATGATTCTGAAACCGAAAGATATCTTTGAAAAGTGTTTATTCGGAAAGCAAGGTGTTGCAAAGGTTGCAAACACCGACAAAGTGGCAAACACCGATAAAGTGGCAAACACCGATAAAGTTGCAAACATCGATAAAGTGGCAAACACCGACAAAGTGGCAAACACCGACAAAGTGGCAAACACCGATAAAGTGGAAAAAACGGAAAAAGAAGTACTCAA